AAAGCTATACAGAGAAAGAACAGATCACACAACATGGAAAGCCAAAAGATCAAATTTGATTTTGTATTCTTAGGTCAGTCTATTTTAAAGTATCAAGTACCTCTTGATATTTTTACTGCGATTAATCAGATATACGAACAAAATTTTAACAGACTACCACCTGCTAATAAACAATTAGTAGGTAAGATAGAAAATGAACATAGTTTGTTTTACGCTGGTGCTGATCAAACAAAGATGGACAATCATAATTTACTTCCAAGAAATGTTACAGATTATTTTATAAAAATATTTCATCATTATTTAGCTTTTAATAAAATTAGAGATTACGACATGCACATTAATTCTATTTGGGTTAATGAAATGAAAGAACACGAATATAATCCAGCACATATTCATAGAGGCATGTTGTATACAGGTTTATCATCTGTGATGATTTTAAAATTACCATCTAGTTATGGTAGAGAATATTCAAATGCAGAGGTTCCACAAAACGGTAGATTACAAATATTGGGTGCAGCCAATGGTCAGTTTGCAAAGATAGATTATCAACCACCCATGGACCTTAGAGATTTTTATGTTTTTCCTTATGATATGAGACACTGCGTTTATCCATTTAATGGCACCAATGAAACCAGAAGAAGTTTAGCTGCAAACTGTGATGTGCGGTTTGATCCAATAAAAAACAGAGGAGCTGTATGATAACTGAACCACGTTGGAAATCTTATATTGTAGAAACAACATCACCATTATTTACACCTGAACAATGTAAAAAAATTATTGCAGCAGGACGTGCTGAACCTAAAAATGATGCACAAGTTGGAAGTGGTAAAGGTATTAAAGGTGGTGTGATTGATACTAAAACTAGAACCTCTCACATTAGCTGGATACCATTTAAAAAGATGGTTGATATGTACAAAGATATTGAAAAAATGATGAAAGCAACTAATGGTAATCATTTTGGTTTTGATGGAATGCAAATAACAGAACTTGCACAGTACACAGAATATCCCGAAGGAGGATTCTATGATTGGCATGTCGATAATGATGTGAACATGCAACACGAACCACCTGTAAGAAAAATATCTATGACATGTTTACTGTCACCTGAATCTGAATTTGAAGGTGGTGATTTAGAATTAATGTCAGAAGGTAAGATTGCAAAACTAAAACAAGGTCATGCGGTATTCTTTGCATCGTTTATTAGACACAGAGTAAAACCAGTTATCAAAGGTAGAAGACAATCACTAGTGATGTGGTTTGGAGGGACACCATTCAAATGAGAGATTTACATTTTCCAACACCTATTTATATATTTGATCATAACGATCCATCTTTGAATATACAATTAGAAAAAGATATTGTTGCTTGGTCTAATCAAGATAAAGGAGTAACTAGAACTAATATACAAGGTTGGCATTCTACAACTGATATGCAACAAAAATCAGAATACAAAAGATTAGTTGATGCTTTGTATGAAGCACAACATATAATTTATGAACAAGAACATTTAGATAGTGAACCATTCTTAGGTAATATGTGGGCCAACATAAATCCACCAGGTGGTATGAACAGAGCACATATACATCCAAACTCTCTATGGTCTGGTGTTTATTATGTAAAAGCTCCAGAGAACTCTGGTCAATTAAAAGTAGAAGATCCAAGATCTGTAGCATTGATGGTACGACCTAGAATGAAAGAAGGTAAACCACCACAAAGATTATGGAGAGAAGCAAGTTATGATCCAAAACCAGGTAGACTAATTATGTTTCCATCTTGGTTAAATCATTGTGTAGATCCTAATAACTCTAATGATATTAGGATATCTGTATCGTTTAATTTTATGCAAAAATGTTTTATGGTGTAATATGTTTGAAATAAAGAAATATCAAGTTATCAAAAATGCTTTACCTTACGAGTTAGCTAATTTTATCTTCAACTACTTTTTACTAAAAAGAGATGCAGTTGGTTTTATGTATCAAAACAATATACACTCTGAGTCTTCTATATTAGGAACCTGGGGTGATACACAGATACCTAATACATTTTCTTGTTATGGTGACTTTGTCATGGATACTTTGTTAGTTAAAATGTTACCAGTAATGAAACAACATACTAATCTAGATTTGATTCCAACATACTCTTATGCAAGAGCTTATAAAAAAGGTGATAAACTAAGAAGACATAAAGATAGACCTTCTTGTGAGATATCTACCACACTTAATCTAGGTGGTGACCCATGGCCCATATTTATAGATCCTACAGGCTCTAATAATGTCATAGATGAATACAAAGAAATACATAAACCCAATGCTCCAAAAGGTGAGAAAGTCTTGCTTGAAGTAGGTGATATGTTAGTATATAGTGGCTGTGAACTCGAACATTGGCGAGAGCCTTTTGAAGGGGACATTTGTGGCCAAGTATTCTTACATTATAATCATGTAAACGGCCCATTTGCTGATAAAAACAAGTTTGACGGAAGACCTAAGTTGGGTCTACCATCATTTGTAAAATAGTATTATAATGGAGCCATATGTTACAAAAGATAGGATTTCAACCAGGTATTAACAAACAAATCACAGAAACTGGCGCAGAAGGTCAGTGGGTTGATTGTGATAACGTTAGATTTAGATATGGCACACCTGAAAAAATAGGTGGTTGGTCACAATTAGGGTCTGATAATCTTACAGGTGCAGGTCGTGGACTTCATCACTTTGTAAATAGTTCAGCTAGAAAATATGCAATTATCGGTACAAATAGAATTTTATACGCATACTCTGGTGGTGCGTTTTACGATATACACCCTATTAAATCTACAACAACGCTTACAAGTGCATTTAGCACGACCAACGGATCAGCGATTGTAACTTTAACTTTTTCTGGAGCACACAACATAAGTGCTTCTGATATTATTTTATTAGATAACTTTTCTGCAATAACAAATTCTAACTTTGGTG